CATCGGCGAGCACTCAGCCTTTGAGTGGGAGTTTTGTGCCAGGCGGCACCTTCGCGATTGGAAACATGACCGCTGTCCCCCTCAATTCGGCCCAGGCGGCTGCGATGAGTAGCACACCCTTTCGTCCTTCAACCTCACCCCTACCAGAGGTCCAGGCTCTAGGATCTCTGGCAGCGGGGATGCTGCAAGGGATTGCAGCATCCCAACCCCATCAACAAGAGACAGGCATCACAAAGCATGCAGTGGGCAACTACTGGTGCTACACGTCGACTGACATGTGGCATACGATCTTGAAAGACGCTGCGCTTAATGGAACCCTCAAGGGCTTCATCTTCAACTCCCTCGCTGAGGTCCCAGTTGTTGGTGTGGCCTTGATTCCTAAGAATGGGAATTCACTCGACCATGCTGTTCAGGAACGCTACCGCAAGGATGCTGATGGACGGTGGTGGCTGTGTGATGACAAGGGCAACATGAAGCGCATCGCCAAGTTCGACATTGCTTACAATCCTGACAAGTGGACGCGTGTGAAAGGCGGCTATCAAGCCGACGATGGTAGCACGTTCTACAAGGATAGTGATGACTGGGCCAAGCGTCGCCAGAAGACTGAGGTCGACTATGCTAAACACATGAAGAACAAGGGAAAGAAACTCCTCGATGATTTCGAGGATTGGGCGGCCACCACGCATGTGGTGTTCGGTCAGTCTGAGGATGACAAATTCGAGGAGTACCTTGATCAAGTGCTTGGCCCAGCCGAACCAGGTAACTGGGCAGATGACACGGAACGTGAAGATGCTTACCAACTCAGGGCATGGGCCCAGGGTAGAGAGTCCACTGCGCTACCTGTGACCATCTGGTGGAAATTCTGGAACTTCGTCCGCAATAAGCCCAAGGATGACTATTGTGACTACGTCCCTCCGAGGATGGATGTCCTTGTCACCAAGTGGGATGAGCAAGGCGAGCTCCTTGATGCCTCCCAGGTGATTTCAGAGCAGCCGAAAGGAAAGCAGGCCAAAGGAAAGGAGCGCGAAATCCCCATCCAGGAATCAGCGGTCCGGACTGCGTGTACGACAGTGGCGCACAAGAGTGTGTTTCCAATCATGGATGAGATCCAAGGAGTGGAGATGCACCTCGGCACGCTGACGTGGACCCCAGGGAAGTTGCATACCCTAAATCATGTGACAACAAACCCTCACCCCCATTTCTTGGTGTTTGGACCACAAGGCATGGAGAAGGTACGGCTTGACCGTCCAGATGCGGCTTTCGGCCCTCAAGGGGAGCGAATTCACACATGGCGTGTGGATAAACTCCTAGAGGAGAAACTCAGAGCAGCGGGGTACACCCCCCTGAACCCGAAAGTTTGCCCTGAGAAGGGCAAATGCCAAGTCCTTTACTCTCGCGAAAGCGGGTTGATAGAGGGCGATGGTGGAGAGTTCATCACGGACAAGCACGACCCCAACTTTGCCGAAGCACGGTACCAATCACACGCCAAGTATTCTGGAGGTGCGGTGGTGGAGGGCCAATTGGATGAGATGGTCTATAAGGGATCAAAGCACCACATCGGGGATCATGCCCGAGGTGGCAAGGCGGGAGCATCCAACTTCTTCCTGCGCAACACCCCTGAAATCGTTCGATGCTTGCAGCTACAGGGCAAGATGCGTTCCGCTTGCAACGGACACAAATGCACTTGCACGTTCGAGGAGCTTACCGACATCACAGTCGGGCCCAGTGAAGCTAGGCTGGGCGCCCAACTCGCTCAAAGCGGGCAGGGAGCTTTTCGGCTCGCCCACCCAAACAAGAAGGGTGGGAACAAAAAGCAATCAGCGGTGAAGACGTCACCCAAACAGCCCTCAGCCTCACAAGGCAAGAGTGGGAGCCAACGGAAAGGATCTGGCAATACCCAGGAATCCTCCCAATCCTCCCCCGCCTCAGGAGCTACAGATACTGGGACCCAGTCTCAGTCCTCTTCCGCTCAATGAGTAGCGAGCCTTTTCCAGGGTGCGATCCTGATCCACGGTTTCGCACCATTGGCTACTTGCCGTGGATGGCGCGTGGGAAAAACGACCCGTTTCCCATGTCGTCTCGAGTTCTAGCAACGGGCGTACCCCTCCCTGCGGGGCCTTTCACGTATGGCATGATGAAACCAGCGAGAGCTGATGCTATGCGGGGCGCAGAGAGATTTCTTGATTGGCCAGTCGTCCAGTTCTCCCCTGAGCTGGTTGCTGCCTACATCAAACTAATGTTTCCTGAGCTCAAGGGAGCATGCCGGTCTGTCGACTTGGGTGAAGTGATATTTAACCCGCGCGGCACTGCCGGTCCTAGTTTCAGAGGAATGAAGATGGTCCAGGCCATCCGAGAGCATCCTGATCTAATTGGTATGCCCCATTATCGCTTAGGTAGCAAGGTGCTATTCAAAATGGCACCGAAGTACGAGATTCTCGCAGCTGAAAAGTTGCGTACTGGTACTCCACGCACCTTTGCTTTCATGGACTTCCACCACAGGCTGAGGTGGACGCGGCTTGTCCAGTTCTTCAATCAGTACATTCAAACGCTAAAGTGGTCCAGGCCAGTTTCTGGATCGATCAGCTTAGTAGATGACTGGGATGATTTCTGGCGCGCCCTAAATCAGTATGTGTGGAAGATTATCAACGATTTCAGGAAGTATGATTCTGGTTATCCCAAACTGATGCACGCTGCCATGCTCCTAGTTCGGCTCTGGGCGTGTGACAGCAGTGTGTCGTCAGCAGACAAAGAAGAGTTGAGGTACTACTATGATAGCTTACAAGAGCTGATGGTGGTGCTCCCCAATGGTCAAGTGGTCTTCCTCGATAATGGGCAGATCTCAGGGCAGCCTTCTACAACTACTGACAACAGTGTGGTTTCCGCATTCATGCTTGACCTGGCGTTTTCGGTTATCGCCTGGTCGAATGATCTTCAAAAGCCGATCACTGAGGAACTTGTCCACTACGCGTTGGTTCATCGCCACAAGTCAGTCGACAAGCTCACCAGGATCAAAACCGGCGGTGACGATTCAGCAAGCGCCACCGACATGCACCCAGAAAAGTACAGAGAAGCACTGGACCTCGTGGCTAGGATGCATGGATTTGCTGTAAAGAACGAGGATTTCAAGGTCACTCGGGACATCACAGAATGTGGTTTCCTGGGTGGACGAGCGTGCCGACGAGAAGGGCGCTTTGTTTATACACCAAAAGATCCGCGCAAGATGCTGGAGTCAATGTTCCTCCAGAAGGGCGTGCTCACTGTCGAAGACGAGTACAACAAGCTGCTGTCACTCACGGCACTGTTGTGGAACACCGAACTTTTTGACCAAGGTTATCGTGTTTACACTGCGTATTTCGAGAATGAGTCGCGCCGCACACGTCTTGTGCCTCCACTCACCAAAGACCAGATACGAGCGTTCTGGCTAGGACAAGAAGTGGCTGGCTGGTCGCGTGGCCAATCCGCTGCGCTATCACTACAGTCTGTCCTAAGCGTTGCGGCAGGTGATTTTTCTAATTTTTATTCACCTGCTAGAGTTTCGACAATACTCATGCAAATGAGCGGCCGTGAAATGAAAAGCAATGCATCATGCAACACAGTTGCCATCAAAAACGAAATCAAGCGCGAAGCTAAGAAAGAAGCACGAAAGGAGATCCACGAGCTTGCTCTGGTGGTCCACAAATCTGGAAACGGGAAAACGAGAAAGAAAGCTAAGAAGCAGCGCCAAGCCTCACTTCAATCTGGCCCAGGTCCTCAGTCAAGGACCGGTGGTGGGTACAGAACACAAGTACTTGGCACTGGTGTACTGGCTCCTCAGTTGGCAGCTTTCACTCCCAAGAGGGAGCTGCTGGAGGGTGGTAGAGCTTGTCTCTATCAGTCAGTTGACCATGTGGGCACAGTTGCAGTCTCCAGCAGCAATGCTGTAGGCGACATTCTGTTCTCGCTGCCTTTGAGCCCCCAACTCGTCCCAGCGACACGACTGAACTTCGAGAGTCAGCAGTGGGAGAAATTCCAGGTGATTCAATGGGAGTTCTACGCTGTTGGTACCCAAGGGACCACAGCTAGCGGCCAAATCCTCACCTTCGTCGACCCCGACCCCCATGATAACTGGACCAATGAGGCGATCAACCTCAATAAGGCTGCTGCACAGTACGGCGCGATGCCCAAAAATGTGTGGCAGGAGTGGGTGGTGGCCTTGCCCAAGTCCCAGGACTTGAAGACTACCACATTCTACTGTAACCCAACCACTAACAGCGATACCCGTTTCACCCAGCCGGGTGTCTTGCGTGTCGTCAATTGTGGTGGTTTCAGTGGCTTGACAACCACACCACTTACGATCTACCACATCTACCAGAAAGCAACCGTGAAATTCATTGACCCCGAACTCAACATCGACCAGGCCACGCTGCGTCCTGTTGGCATGATCACCCAGAAATTCCCTAGTGGGGCCCCAACCACTAGTGGTGGTGCCGTCGTCACCCAAGACGCGGTAATCACTACTGGAGTTCCTCTGACGGTTTCCGGCAACGGTACCATCACAGTCGATACCAGTGACATTGGCGATAACAACGTCGTCATTGAGATCGAGGGCCTGGTGACCAATTCATCAGACACAGCTCCGACTATTGCTATTGACTCCAATCTGGGAACTAATTGGATAGACAGCATTGTCGAGGCAGCCAAAATGATTGAGAACAGCAAATCTCCGCTCCAGGTGTTTGTCACTGCCGTTCAGTACCTCCTCAGCGGGGAACAGAGTTGGCAATTTCATGCTATCTGGGCCGGAGTTGCAGCTGTCTCCTGTTCGCAGATCATCGTCAAAGTGTGGACAGTACCGAGGGTAACTACGACTCTCGATGCAGCCCACAAGCTGGGAATCACCAAGCGCAGGGGTGTGCGCCCTCAAAAGGCGCTCGCTGCTGGGCCTACTGATTACTACAGCTCCGCATCTTGGTTCGGCCATCAGGCCGCGCTCACCAACGTGGGCCCGCGTTCCAAGATCCTTGACTTTGTTCTGTCTGCAGGGGTTGGCAATGCGTGCGGCATCAATGTCGCATACACGGCCAATTCGGATGGTACAATCGACCTTACGTGGCTTCCAGGCGGAGGAGGAGAGCAATACACACTGTCCTATGGTGTCTGGACCGACGGGCTGAATCCGGCGACTCAAAGTTGCAGGACTGTCAGCTCTTCGGGAATAGACAACTACCTCGAGTACAACGGTGCTTGGGGTGCCACAGACCAGCGTGTCTACGTCCAAGCCACATTCACTGCTAGTGGCACCGAACAGATCAGGCTCCACCTCGCTGAATACATAAGCGAGGTCAATAGCGTCAACAACGTTAGAGCCTGGTTGTGGTTGTCCACGGCAGTGTATGATGCTCCACTGCTTCGCGCGCGGGCACGGTCTCTTGCCCCTACCCAAATGCCACTTCCGGAAACACGCCCTTCCAAGGCGCCGAAAAAGGCCAAGGAGACTTCAGGTGATGATAACTTCGTTGTCATCTGTGACACCAACAACCGAGCCAGCAGGGATGCTGTGTTCAAGGATTGCAAGGACTTCGAGGAGTACATGGCGCGTAAGAAACGCCACTCCCTTGGAGCCCCTGTAGTGAAGAAGGTCACCACCGTTATGAGTGGTGCTCCGAGGGCGCTTGAATTGCGCCCGGTTAAGGATGGTGACCGCACGCCTGAGCAATCAGACGAGGAATCCACCGACGAGCACCAGAACGACGAATGACGTCCAACGACACCATGAGTAGGTTGTACCCGCAAGGGGAAATTTCCGAACATGTTCC